GCGGCCGAGGCGCTTCTGCGCGCTGACAAAGGCGGCGAGCTTTGCCTCTGAGGCGGCGCGGATTGGCTCCGCTTCCGGCCCCGGATAGAGGTACAGCTCGGCCACGATTTCGTATTCCACAATTTTTGCTGACTGCACACTCACCCGGTCCGCAACCGGGCGCACGTCTTCGTCATTGAGCGCAGCGTTAACCACGGCCAGCAAATCATCACCGGCCACGCCGTTGCCCTCACGCGCAAGCACAGTCACGGTGACCACGGCAGGCGACGGGCTGATTGCTGATGCATCGGCTACGCGGCCGTCGGCGCTTCTGGCGTGATACTCATATGCACCGGTCGGCCCGGCAACGCTAAGCCCCTCAAACGCCGAGGCAATGCGCAGCCGGAAATCGTCGTTACTTTCCATCACGGCGGCTGTCGGCGGTATGGCTGTATCATCGGCCGGGGTAATCGTCAGGCGGGTTACGCCATTGTTTGCGCCGAGCTGGTCAAGGTCACCATCCAGCGCATACGCCACCATAACAGCCTGCGCCGCCTCGTTGATGCGCTGGCGCAGGATCAGCTCGCGGTAAGCGTTTTCCTGCAGCAGCTTAACGATGGGTTCTGATTCAAGCGCTAGCGTGCGGGCGACGGCCTCCTGTTGGTCAGCAGGGTAAAGGGAAATCAGCGTCGCTTTTCGCTCGGCCAGCAGGGTTTCATAGTCCAGCGCCTCCACCACGTCAGGCGCGGGCAGCTGGCTCAGGTCGATAGTTGCCATAGTCTCAGCTCACAGGAACGGTTAAGGAAAAAGACTGCGCGCTATCGGTGCGGTTGCCGGACAGCTCAACCACCATTGCGCCGTTAATATCCGACTCAAAGCTGATGGCGGTCAGCTTTACGCGCGGCTCCCACTTCAGAATCGCCAGATAGCAGGCCGACATAATCTGCAGGCGCAGCGCCTCGTTTTGGGGCTGGTCAATAAGAGCGGATAAAAGCGAGCCATACTGGCGGCGCATCACCCTGGAGCCGATCGGGGTCAGCAGAATGTCACGCACCGACTGCCGGATATGATCAAGGTCGGTCAGCGCGCCGCCGGTTTCCCGGTTCATGCCGATATATTTTGCGGTTGTCATACTGGCGCCCCCGTCTTGCCGCCGCTATCGCCCGGATGGATATGCGAATGCAACACTTTGCCGTTTGAGGAAAGATTGCCGCCGGTATGCGTAACATCGCCTTTCATCGTGCCGCCCTTAGTGACTTCCAGCTGCGCGGTTTTTAGCAGCGTTGTGCATTCCACTTCCGGCGAGTCGAACAGGATTTTTACCGCCGCTTTGATGGTTGCCGTCTGTATGCCGGTTGCAGTCAGCGCGCCATTTTCCGGCTCGTACTCAATCACCGCGCCGTCGGGAAATGACCAATGCAGTGCATCGGCCGAGTCAGAAGGAGCCGGATTCTCATCGGAGAAAATGCCCGGCAGCACAAAGCCGGTATCGAGTTCGCCGCCCAGGCACAGGATCAAAACCTGCTCGCCCACTGACGGCGCATTCCACGAGCGGGTTTTACCCGCGCGGGCACTCAGCCAGTGCAGCCAGCCGGTTGTGTTTTTTCCCGTATCGACACGGCACAGCCCGCCGTCAAGATTGACGGCCGACACGGTCCCGATGCGGATTAGGTTGCGCAGCAGGCGCTGGATTTCTGCGATTTGTTCGTTCATGTGAATAGTTTGTATTGAACGCTTTGTTAGAGCTAGTTGAGAATTTTTGCTTGTAGATGGCAGGACATAGCAATTTTTAATCTGTAAATATTGCTACTTTTTGCAGAGTGTTGATAATCAAACCTAACTAAACCCAACAATGGCAAGTATAAGGACCGCAATGTCACAGCTAACAGACATGGAAGAATTACTTAATAAGGTCAAAAATAGAGAACTTATCCCAAACCTTCGGGAAGCTATAACTTGCTACTACTCGTCTTCGTTCCGTGCTTGTATTATCCTTTCATTCAACTCTTTAGTTGATGATTTAATTATTAAGTTAAAGCACACAAAGGATATAAACAATGATGCAAAAAGAATTTACAATGATATTTCTAAATTAATTGAGAGCCAGGCACCTTTTGAGAATCAGCTAATTGAACAGTTAGTTAAAGCGAAAATATTCACAGAATTAGACAGTGAGCTATATAAAGTCTTTCAAAAGTTTAGACACAAGTCGGCACACCCATCAGGATTTACACCTTCTGCTGAATGTGCCAGATTTATATTTTCAGAAATAATAATATCGTTTCTTTCAAAAGAAGCACTTCAGTCGACTTCAAAAATAGATAGACTTTTATCCAACATTGCTGAAGAACATTTTTTCGTTGATAAAACCAGCATTAATAAGATGGGGAAAGCAGTTTATTCAGAAATCAAAGATATTCACCCAGACGCGCTACCGCAATTAGTGAATCGGGTATATAAGAAATTTATTGACACTGAGCATTCTTCGCGATTCTCTTATAGGAGTTTCTTGTTCGCCCTCGCTGCAATTGACAAGCTCCATATAAATAAAGTTATTCTTGACTACATTATCATACCAAATATAAATAAAGCAGATCATGAAGAGTTCTTTACTGGTTTAGTATCAAGTAACAGCAAGATTTTTGATAATATCGATGAGCATTTATCTGATAAAGTCATAAATCAAATCAAGCTAAAAATCAAAAACACTCCAAAAAATATAGCGAATTTTGCCGTCGCCAACCCTTATAACTCTTTACTGCAAATATTTAACAAGTGCACCGGAAATTTGAATAGCAAATCTCTCGATTTGATGGATGAGTTTTTTAAGAAACCAGCTAGGTTATGTGTATTAATAAGAAACATTGATAAAAATGAAAACCAAAAAGGGCGTGTCGCATATTTAAAATGTTTTGAAATGCTATTGGCAGAACTTTTAAGCGACCGAAATAAAAGCGTTGATAGTTTATTACATTCTTTTTTAAATGACGATTTACGTTCCTTGGAAAAAATAGCCATTTTTAGACGGTTTGAGATTTTTTTAGCAATCGTTAAAAACAATTCAAATAGTACTATCGCCAACCAAATGATAAATGACAGTTTCGAGCAATTATCATACCTTAGAGATGGCGCCCGAGAATTTTACATGGAAGGGGATTTTAATAAAAAATCGTTAATACATGACTTGGCGGATAATGAAAGGCATATCGTTGATACTATCCTTGCAAACTCTAATAAATCAGAATAGCTAGATTTATCTATAATAAATAGCTAGGTCTTATACGAAAATTGCCTAGCTATTTAATCTACGTCTTTAAATCAATTGCAGTTGCACGATAATCGCTTTAACAATGATATTATAATCATTTTCAGTGATGCCTAATAATGGTCTTATCTCATATTGTACTTCTTTCCCTTTACGCGATGGTCGGTCACGCAGCCCGTAATGATGCACGCGGGCCATGCGCTGCACGTTGCCCGCAAACTCGATCACGGCCTCATTCGGGCTGGCCTGCGTTTTCATGTACTTAGCGGTGCGCAGCTTTGCGAACATTTCGCGCTTTATCCGGCCCTTTTTGCTTCGCACCGGCTGCGTTTTGCGGGGCTTAAACGGCGTGCCGTCGGGTGCCTGCTGTCGCTTGATGTTTTGCTGCTGACTCGCGCGCAGCTTACGGCCAATGCTGCGCGCCATCTCTTTACGTGCCGGGGCTGACAGGCTGCTGATAAGCGCCTCAAGCCGGTCATTAACCAGCTGCAGCTCGCTCATGTCTGCAACTCGCTGACCAGCTCGCCCTTAACGTAAAGCTGCACCGGCCGGTCGTCATTCTCCGGCAGCGGGTTCTCGCCGACGTGGGTCACGTGCAGCCCGTCGTCGGCCCGCTTCACGATCACGCGCTCGCTCAGCTGCAGCTCGATGCTGATATCGCTGGCCGTGTCGCTGATAACATCCGCCTGAAAGGTAAAGCCCGTCCGGCGCTTTTCTTCAGTTGCCATAATGTCGGGTTCATTTGTTCGCAGCCATGCCAGCAGCGGTACGATCAGCAGGTCAATGTTACCGGCGTAATCGGTGATAACCATGTTAAGCCGGTACTGGTATTCAAACGACAGCGAGCTGGCAAGCGTCGAGACGATGCGCCCGCTGTCGATAAACACGTTCAGCGCGTCAGGGTTTCGCTGCAGCTCCGGCACGCTGTCGGTCAGCGCC